TTAATTATTTTTTAATAACTTCTTTAGCAAGTCGTTTGTTTCTAAAAGCTTACTGAACTCTTCTTGACTATGTTTGTTTAGATCATTTTCGACTTCTTCAGTTAGGTTATGTATTTCCAATCTTAAATCCTCGATGCTCTTATCAGTTAATTCAGACATTTGCTTTACATAGTGTTTTTCTAATGCCAAACACAAAGCTGCGCTTCTATTCCACTGATTAACAGAATCTTTGTATCTTTCAATTAGAAACACAATTATATCTGTCATATCTCGGACATCCTTCTTTCTCTTTTCTTTTTCGTTCATGTTTATTTATTATTTAGGGCGTGTAAAAAGCACCAATAAGCCAAGCACAATATCACCAAACACCCAAATTACCATTATCATCATAGCTCCTAATCCTGTACCAATGGCAGCCCCCGCTTGCTCTGCTTCCGATGCGCTTGCATCAATTGTTTCTGCCGCTCCTCCCACACCTGCAATCATCCACCACAACATTAGGAGATTAAAAGCAATGAAGCTATACTTGATAATTTTGCCGACAACTCCTCTTTTAGGCACTCTTAGTGTTGTCCCACACTTGGGGCATGTTTTTGCTTTGTCGCTTACTTCTGCATTACATTCTTTACAATTTATTAGAGCCATTGTTACAATAGTTTTAAAGGTTATTTAATTGTTTATAATTTTTATTTATAGATGTAAGTCCAAAAAAAAAGCATCAAAAATGCTCTTCCTTTTGTCATAACATTGTCATAAAGTATTTAAAATACTTTTGCTTTGTCTATCTCTATTTTTCATACTGTTCAAATGACTTGAACACTGCTACTCGGTTTATTTGGGGTATTAGGGATACAAAAAGGAATACAAAAAAGGGGTACACAAGTTTATTCTATTTTGACTCCACCTGCTACAACTGCTAATCCAGTAATTTCATTTTTAGGAATTTCAAAAGAACTGTATTCTAAATTATCTGAATCCATTTTCAAATTATGTGTATTTTGCGCTTGATTAATTCTTTTCATTATTATTCCTTGTTCTCTGGTTGCAACAACATGGATCTTATTCCATTGAATAAAACTGTTTGACCGAATAATAGTACAAGCAACTATATCTCCACTATTATAACATGGTGACATTGAAGTTCCTCGAACACGCATCATGAAATCAATATTTTTATCCTTGAATTCAGGAATAATATAATAAGCTTCTACATCCTCTTCTTGAATACTAAAGGAGCTATTCCCAAAACCTCCTATGACTTCAATATTTAGTAAGGGAATTGGCTTTTGGCTTTTATAGTAAAAATGGTTCGATATTAAAGCAGCTGATGCTTTTCTTCCATCCTCAGATTTTAATAGCATTTCACCTTCTCCTGTAAATAGCCAAACTGGATTTATGTTTACAGAATATTCTGTACTGAAGAATTTATTAAAAAAATCAAAACTTGGTTTAGTAGGTTTTTTGCCACCACTTTTATTATTGGGGGTAATGTCATATATAGACTGGCTTCTAGCATAACCTAAATCTTTAGCAAAAGAATTCTTATTAACGCCATGATAATCAATAACTTGCTGTATTCTTTCAGAAATTTCTGTATTTTTCCCTGTATTCATCTTGCTTTTATTCAGAATATTCTGTATATTTGTAACAGAAACAATTAATAACAATCACAATGTAACTATGGAAATTGAAAAAAGAAAAAAAATAGCTATGTATTTACGTTGGGGTGACAAAACTGAAATTGCAACATTAGCAAATGTTAGTCGCCAAACAGTTGAAAGATGGATAAAGGGAGAAACTGTTTCAAGTACAGTTGAACCTTATATAATTGCTTTTTCTAACAAAAGAAAAGAAGAAGTTGAAAGAAGATTAGCAGCAGCTGACATCTAATTATATCCTATCAAATAACAGAATGATAATATTTAGAACTATATCTGAACTAATCTACATTAGCATAGACATTCTTGTTGAAGTTGGAATAAACTATACAACCATAAAGCAAGGTTATTCAAGAAAAGCTTCTCACTGGCAATCAATCAAAGACCCAAGCGACAAACGTAGACGCTTAATAGCTTTTGAGCCAATGAAGGACAAGTACAAGCAGCTAGTGATAGAAAAGTACGGCAATCCTACAGACTGGCTAAAGGGGCAAGCAATAGAGAATCAATTCAGAATACTAGAAGAGCTAGAGGAGCAGATGGGGGTTGATGGCAGACAATACAACTTTTTTCAGAAGTATTATCCTAAGCAGAAAGCTTACGCATACGCAAAGGTTTGTAAGTGGTTAGAATTAGTAATTAGCCTAAAACCAAGCATGTGTAAAGAATGGGGATTTAAAGGAAAAAAGCACTTTTTAGAACAGTTAGCTGCTTATCTAAAAGACAAGAATACACCTATCAGTATGAGTAGTAGAGCGATTATCGAACGCACACGAGGTAAGTATAAAAAGGCTTTAAAAGAGAGTGAAGAGGCTGCTTTAACAAGTATTATGGATGGTCGCCTACACAATCAAAATCCTCGAAAAATAAACGAGGTTCAATTGAAGTACTTGATAGGCTTAATGTCTAGGAGCAGTAAGCCTCCAATTACAACGGTAAAGAGCCTGTACAACCGAAAGGCTAGAGAAATGGGATGGAAGGAAATTAGTGAGCGTACTGCTAGAAATTATTTACTTGATCCCAATGTAGTAAGTCGCTGGTATTTGGCTAGAAATGGCAAAAAAGCAGCCTACAATGAGCTTGAAATTTCAACACTACGAGACAAAGCTACTGCCCCTAATTTACTATGGATGATGGATGGAACGCCCATTGATTTATATTACAAGTCAAGAAAGCGCAAATACAACGATGTTAAGCAAGATTATGAATGGACAGAAACGAAATGGAACCGCTTGAATATGTTTGCCATTATGGATGCTCATTCTTGGAAAATCATAGGCTATTATTTATCAGATAGAGAAAACCATATAGCAGTCATTGAAGGCTTGCGAGATGCTGTTAGAAATACAATGGAGCTGCCGCTTCAAATTATGTACGATCAATCTTCTGCCAATAAATATGTGAATAGTGTTTTAAAGGAATTAGCCAAGTACAACACAGCAAACAAAGCCTATCGAGCTAGACCAAAAACCCTGGAGGCATTGTTTGGACATTTTCAGCAAAAGATGTTACGCTATAATGATAATTGGGGAGGGCAAAATATTACTGCTAAGAAGTTGGCTAGTAGAGTGAATCCACAAGCTTTAAATAAAGCAATGAAGAAACTCCCAACTAGAGAGGAGTTGATAAAAAAAATACAGTTGATGGTGGCGACTTGGAATGAGTTAGCAACCGAAAAGAGAGAGAAACCAAACTACTTGTATGCTGCTAAAAAATCTAAAGGACAGGCAATTGATTGGATGACATTTAGCAATTTATTTTTTGTAGTAACAGAGAAGCCTTACAAGTATCAGACGCATGGTATTGAAGTAACAATCAATAAGCAAAAATACAACTTTCAGACCTATGACCAACATTTGCATTTGAATGTTTTGATCAACCAAAAGTTTCAAGTTGCCTACGATCCTGATACAATGGATTATATCTATTTGTATCAAAATAATAAGCCTGTTTTAGACGAAGAGGGACAGCCTCTTTTGATACCAAAACTAGAGCGTTTACCGCAAGCAATTGGAGACTATAAAACGGACTCAGGCAAGCAAGTAAAAGAATATATCAACGCTCAAAGTGAAGGCACACAATTACTAGAACAATGGGCAGACGAAGCAGATGCTATTGCAGCAGAATATGAAATAAACCTAACGCCTGAATTTGTATACAAAGAAGCTTATAACCGAGCTGAAGAAAATGTCAAGCGTCAGCAAGTGATGGACGAGTCTTGTACCAATGATTGGGAAGAGGCATTTAACAACCCTTATAATAGTTAAAAATGAATCAAAATCAAGAAATAGCCTACTGGGCAAAAGTAAAACACTCGAAGGAATACTTCAACGCTGAAAGTAGAGAAGAATTAAAAGCCGTAGAAAAGAAGATCGAGGCTGAAGAGTGGGCTCCTGTAGAATTAATAGAGCAAAATCATCGAACTTCTTTAGTGAGAATTTTAAAAGGGGACAGAGAAGGGTTTCGTGAAATTGTACCTAATCAATTTTTAGTATCAGAACAATAATATAAAATCATGGCAAAAACAGAAGTACAAAGCATAGTCAATGCTTTAAAACAAGAAGTAAAGAATCAAGAAACTCTCAAAATGATAAATGGTGCTTTAGCAGATATTCCTGTGAGAGAGACTAGAGCAAGTAACGCTTATCCAATAACACGGTACAATAAAAAGTTCCACCAAGAACTTCTGAGGGCAATTGAAATACTAGAGGGTGGTGCTCAAGCAGATGAAACAAGAAGAATAAAAGCTGTAAAAAAGGCTCTTTTTTATATTAATAAGCTAGTAGCTAACTTATTAAGAGTGTATGACAAAGGAGCGTTTTTGGAAGTAGGAATACTAGCAGATAAAGGATGTATGAACGAGGAAGAATCTGAGGATTGTTTAAGAGAAATATTTAATAAAGCTTATTCTGAATCAACACACAATACGTCAAGCCCATATTATGAAGAGTATTTGGCTATTCATTCTATTGCAGACCTAGTTTTAAATTACTAGAGCCTATGTTGTACGCTATCGACACAGACGGGCAACGCATCCGCCCAAGTATCCACAAACAATTAGCTACTGATCCTTATAGCGGACTACCTACTCAAGGGATCACTGGAGAAGGACTGGACTACTGGCGATTGATAGAAGGCAAGTACGATGCATGGGCATTGCCCAATGCTACTTGGAATTTACGATGGAAACTAGAATTTCCTGAGCCACTAGTTGAAATATCGATACAAGGAGATCATGCCAAGCACGTGGCAGATGTCCGAACGAATAAGGGGACGGTGTTAAAATTTCAAGCTCGAAACTTAAATGAGCAGCAACTAAGAGAGCGAGAGGTATTTTTTGAGCAAATGGTTTGGATTTTCAGAGCGGATAAATGGGACATAGAGTTGATGTTTAATCCGACCCGATACCGAACAACAGAAGGCAGAGATCGCCAACTACCGAAATCAGATAGTTTTAAATGGGTCAAGTTTCAGTCTAGGCATTCAAAAAGTGTTTTTAAGGCGTGTAAAATGCCTGTATTCTTGGACTTTGGAGATGATTGTATTTACTGGCTGAATTGGCAATCTAAAAGCAACTTAAACGCATTATACCACCCCACTCAAGGCTTGTTAAAAAGCTACCCTAAACAACAATTTATTCAAAAGTACTCCCAGCTGTAAAGCTAGGAGCACTAAAAACAACGCATCCTCTCTGTGTTTTGGACGACGCTAGAGGATGCAAAAACAGACACATGATATGTTAAATGAACAAAAAGACCAAATTGTAAGAGCAATAAAAGAAGAAATGCAAGCAAAAAGTTTAAGCCAAAATGCTTGGGCCACTAAAAAAGGGATTAGTAAAAGCCACATGAGCAACATCTTGAATCCTGATAACTGGGCAAAAGTTGGAGAGCGAACATGGAATGTACTAGCTAATAAAGTGGCAGCCGTTAGCCTTGGTTCTAGCTTGTATCCAACGAGCAATATGCGAATCATTACAGCAGCTTGTCAAGATGCTCAGATTAATAAACGTGTTGTAGCGATCAGTGGCTACACAGGAGCAGGAAAGACAACCGCTCTGAAGGATTACGACAGCACGAACTTCAACACCCACTACTTGGTCTGTCGTAGCTCTTTTGGAGTTAAGGACATGGCAATTAATATCGCTGAATCTATGGGCGTACAAGCAAAGAGTGGGCGCACGATTGATATTGAGGACGCCATTATTGAAAAGATGAACAACAGCTCTGAAAGCCTTTTGATTTTGGATAGTGTGTCCAAATTAAGAAAGGATGCTGCACTTCAATTTATAGGCGACCTATGCGAAGCAACCGAAAATAAAGCAGGAATTATCATAGCAGGAACAGAGTTTTTGAGTGATTACATCGGTAAGATGGTGCAACGGAATAAGCGTGGTTTTAGAGAATTAAACAGACGTATTTATGCTTGGACAAACCTACCGAGTTTTAATACTCCCAAAGTTCAAAAAGAAGCCATAGCAATTTGCAAAAATCATGGCATTTGGAATGAGCAGCAAGTAAAGACCATCCTCAAAAAGTCCACTTGCTTTGGAAGCTTGCACAACTCTATTGATAAAATGAAAAAAGCAATTGGAAACTAATGAGCAAGCAACTAGATAACCTCAAGAAGCACCGAAAGCAAACCAAGCAAGAGGTAGATAGATTGATTCAATATTGGACAGGCTTGACACCGTTTGATCACAGCAACTTAATCTATGAGTCAGGGCTAGAGTTCTTGGAATTTATGGAGGGCGACACCGAAGGCGAATATTTTAAAAAATTAGAATCTAAGCGTTCCTTTTGGAATTGGTGGACAAGTAAGTGGTTCTCTCGTGACGTGGCTTTCTTGCGCCAAAAATTGGACGAATACAGACATTTAAAAGCAGATTACATTCAGCCATACTACAGAGAATGGCATGACTTGGAATATATCAAAAAGAAATCTCCTATCGAACAGAGCTATTATCATTTTATCGCTCTCCAGGAAAAAATTTAACCATTTATTACAAACAATTTAAACACATCAAAAAGATGAAAAAGTTAAGTCAAAAACAACTTGAAAAAACTATTAATCGCCTAGCTAAACTAAAAGAATACAAATCGGATGTTGCCAAAGAGGAAAAGGAATTGAAGGAGCAATTGATGCAGCAATTGGAGCTGCAAGCAACAGAGAGCATCAGCGTTGGGAATGTTGTTATTGGAAAGAAAGTCTCTAGTTATGGGATTCATGTTTCTACTATAGGAGTCAAAGTAACTGAAGCAACAAGCGATCTGACGAAATCTTTACTTGATGGAGGTAAGACGAATTTGCTTTCTATCAAACCTAAAACAGCACTACTGTATCAGTTGCAGGAGCAAGGAGATGAAGAGACAAAGGAGCTGCTTGAAGGGTTGGGGATTGAAGTGGTTGAAAAGCATACGCTTGAAATCAAGTAACTAAAGCAATAAATGTGTTTGTGTAGGGGTTGCGTTCGCCATAGCGCAGCTCCTCTTTCTCTCAAATTAAAAATGATGTTAGAAAATAAATATATCGCTGCTATTTATGCAGGACTTAGAGCCCAAGGGCTTGAAGACCAAAAGGAGGAGCTTGTCTCCAGTTATACGAACGAACGAACAACAAGCACAAGAGGCATGACAAAAAGAGAAGCTCTAGATTTGATTGCTTATTTGAATGGTGATCAAAACAATAAGGAGGACAAACGCAGCAAGATGATCCGCTATATCTACTCCTTAGCCTATCAGATGAATATGACGCAGATCACCAAGAAAAAAACAAAGGTAGATACAGAACGCCTTAATGCCTTGGCAAAACGCTTGTCTCCCCAAAAGAAAGGCTTACAGGAGCATACTTACGATGAATTAAAAACATTGGTCACGCTCTTTAATAAGTATTACAAAGAACAACTAAATAAAGGAGGATTTTATGAAAGCCCTAATACATGAATTTTCAAGCGAAGATGCCTTTAAGACCTTTGCTCACTTGCTCAATTTCTCCTTGGAGCATTTACGTCAAATAGCAGCGGATTCCGAAATACTTCAGGCACGGTTAATCCTTAGCCTTGTTGAGGAGATTTACAAACAAAAGGTATTAATCAAATTACTGAACGACCCCGAACAATATAAGATATCCCTCAAGGAGCAGGAAGTGATTGCCATAAAAATACTATTGACCAATTATGATTTTATAGAAGCTCCCAATTCCTACACGATGGCAATTTTATCCGAGTTCAATGCCCAAATAGAAGACTATTTAACAAACAATCCAGTAAAAAACAAACAGCCATGCGTGAATCTACTCAGCAGCGATACCAACGAATCCAAGCTTTTTATCGAAGGTTAAGCAAAGCAAAGCTGAGTCATGAGTTTTGTTTGGAGATACTTTGCGACTTTTTTAATGTAAAAAATCCTCGGACGATCGAGCGAGTGATTGTAAAAGAATTAGGAGAGATAGAGCCATACGAACATCAGGACTTGGACAGGCTTTGGATAGATGGTAGGATTCGCAAGCACTTAGAAGCCATTGCTCCAACAGCAGACCTAGAATTAAATAATCCATTAACACAAGAATCAACAGAACAATGAGAGACATAGAATTTGATGAGTCCATAAATTTGGGAGGACACCGTTTTTCTAATAATGATATTTTTCAATTAAAAACAGCCATCCAACAACTAGCAACAGCCTACGCAGAATCTTTTGGTACTCATGGCAGTGGTGGTATAATGCTAGCAGGAGGCAAAGAAACAACGACAGCAACGGACATCAGTTACAGTGGTGGTTGGTTGTATCATAATGGTGCGTTTTGGAAAGTGAATCCAATGGCAGCGCAAACAATTACAGCAGGGCATATTATCTTATTTATTTACAAAACAATAAGAAACTATACAGCCGTTAACTACCAATCAGGAGCTAGTTTTCAACCGCACATAGAGCGTTTTGTAGATGTCATCTATACCGATAACTCGCACCCAGTATTGTCAGGAACCCTGAACCAAGACTTTACTCTTCCCTTCTACGTTCGTTTTGAGCGCATAGAGGACTTGATCAATAGAGAAGCTGCTAATACGGCACATAGAGAATTAGTAGAGCGTTCTTGGACAGAATTAACCGAAACACAACTAACTTCTTTAGTCCATTCGGGAATGACAGGAGTAGGAAATGGCTCTAGAATGAGATACAAAATAATAGGCAAGCAATGCTATATTCAAATGAATTTGATTACTTCAACCGTATCAGCCACTTCTACAATAGCCGTGAAATTCCCAACAGGAATAAGTTTAAGGACGACTACTTACCCCAGTATTATCGCCGCAGACAGCTATAATTTACTTAATCCATGCACCGTCCACTTTTCAGCAGCTTCAGGAAGCACTCCTGATTTAATGACTTTCTCAAGAAGCCACACCGATACCTCACAACAAACACTTTCATTTAACACGGTTATTGAAATCGCTTAAAATAGGAAGAAATTTTCAAGCAAGTTAATCTTATGATGACATTAAAGTTCCTTAAATCAAATCATTATGAATGTATACTATAACACTTCAGCTCAACTGGAGACGAATCAAAATATCTTCCTCAAGAAAGGCACAACACTATTCCTAGAAAACGAGAATGCCAAGGAGCACCGACTTGGAGAAGATACTTGTGCCACTTATCGCTTGTTGATTGATGACCAAGACTTTTTTAATCCTTTCTGCAATTTACATCTAGAGGGCGTGATCGAGTGCTATACAAATCCTGTTCAATTTGGTGGACGTAGCTATCCAAGAGACGAGTTCTTTGAACAAGTATTCTTGAATACAGATACCAACAAAGCAGCGATTATATGGAAGCACACTAGAAATGTTTTGAAGCTACAACGCTATACGGCTGCTTACTATTTGGAGGGTGCTATGATGTGTTTGTACTTACTGGACAACATGTATGCGAAGATTACAGATAGAGTGGGCTATCATGCTAGAGTAAGTTTTCGGGATGCAAAAGGCTATGATCCTGTGACAGGTTATATTATTAACAAGGCTTAAATGAATCATATTATGAACAAAGTCGAGGTAAAAAACCTTCAATACAAGCTTAGAAAGGTGCTTAGAATAAGTTTATCAGTAGATGGGATATTAGGCCCGTCTACTGAAGGAGCAATTAGAAAGTTTCAAAGATTAAATAACTTAGTAATAGATGGCATTGCAGGGCATAATACTTTGAAGCGGTTGAGACATGTCTACATTGAACTATTTATAGATAATTCAAGTTTACTCCATTTTGGGAAACAAAGATTTGTGGTTTTTGTCGATGCTGGGCATGGTGGAATTGATAATAAAGGGAAATATGTTACTCCTGGTAAAAGAGCTTATCATCAAGAAGAAGAAATGCATGAGCGTGGGCATTACTACGAAGGTTTTGAGAATAGGCTAATTACTGAAGCTTTTATTGAAGCTTGTACAGATGCAGGGATCATGTGTGTTAGAACCTATCATCCTTACAAAGATACATCCTTATCTGATAGAGCAGAGATTATCCGCAGTTGGCTTCGTAGAGGTTATTGTGGCTATCTACATTCCTTCCATTCCAATGCAATCTCAAGTAGCAATTCAGCCGCCAAATTAGATGCTACTCGTGGCTTCATGGTCTTCAATACACGAGGTGATAACTTTTCAGATCAGATTGCGACAAAACACTTTGAACATGTAAAGCAAACCATTGGAGCAGACAATTGGAACTATCGCACCCAGACTAAAGATGGAGATGTGGACTTTGAAGTTAACTTTCAAATTTTACGAGAGACCGACTTACAAGAATTTATGTGGTTTGGAGCTATCCTAGAGGAATGGGGCTTTCATACATCAAAGACAGATGCTCAATCTATTATAAATCCTGAGAATAGAAAGAAACGAGTACAGGCTGCTCTTAAAACGGCTCAATGGGTGAAAGAATCTCTTGAAGCTAAATAACTTAATTTTAACGATTTTAAATAGTAATTTATGGAAACATCATTAAAAAACTTAGATAAATTAGCTAAGGAAATATTTATAGAAAGATCATTAGAAAGCTTAGATGAGTTAGCTAAGGAAATACACAAAGCTCAACAAGAAGCTGGATGGTACGACAACGAGAGAAGTGACAATACACTTTTATTGCTAATCAAGTCTGAAATGTTTGAATGTTTTGAGGCTTACCGAAAAAACAAAGGAGTCAATCCATTAAGTCCTGCTGAATTGGACTATTTACTTAGATTAAGCATAATAGAGGCAGAACAATTTAAGAGCCTTTTTGAGTTAAGAGTAAAGGATGGAATGGCGGATGAATTTGCAGATATGGTGATTAGGTTGTTGGATTTTGTAGCTTACAAGAAAATTACAATCATACAAATTAAACGCTTAGAAATTAGCTTTTGTCCTGAAAACTATTTCTTACAATTAGATGAACGCATTACAAGCCTCTACAACAAAGAAGTAAAAGCACTGGATGTAGGGTTTATCTTTGAAACTATTGACCATATTACTGCTTATCATGGCTTTGACCTACGAAAGCACATTGAATTAAAATTAGCTTACAACAAACTAAGAGGTAAGCGTCATGGCAATAAAAAAATATAATTATGTTGGAATTTACATTTAATAAAAAAAGGTTAAGCATTTTGCTTAACCTTTTTCAATTTAAGAAGGTATTTTAAACGTCCCTCCAGTATCAGGCTTTTGGTTGTTGTCAGATAAATCTTGAATCTGAGTATCATTATTTCTATAAACATTAGAGTTAGCAGTAGTAATCTGCACTTGATCCAAGGCTCTAGCTTCCTCCAAAGAGCAATCAACCACCCTAGCAACAAAGTCCAAGGTATGATTAATTAAATTAGTCCTAGACGCATCGATCTCTTCTCTTACAAACTCAAAATTATGGGCATAAGTAAGCGTTTTTAAATCTAGCACATTAGCCAAAATAGAGACCTTATCCAAATTTGCCAAGGCTTGGCTCTGGGTAGTGCTTCCTGAATGGGTCTTTTGGTAATCGGATAAAACAAGATGCAAGCGAAAGAAGTATTCTTCCGATATACGGATATTTTGATCGTGCTGCCAGTCGCCTCCAACAAACTCAATTAAGACCAAAGGTTTTGGGAGCGCAGCTGCATTGTTATCTTCTCCTCGATAGTCGTCCAGTTGATTGTTGAATAAGTCTATTGCTCTGATCTCAGGCATTTGGTCGAGGATTAATTGTTGTATTTCTTCAAAGGTTGTTTGACGCCACATTATTTGAATATTTTTAAGAGTTCTAATTTAATTTTCCTAGCCATTTGTTGCTGCAAATCGGTGCTATTGCCTATGAATTTACGCCTAGGAATGCGTATTTCTAATTTGGTGGACATTGCCATTCGTTTGTATAGTTCGTTCCCTGAAGCTTTATATTTCGCCCAAAAGAAGGCTCGTTGTTTGTTGGTAACTTTTTGATTAATTTGTCCCCCTTCATTGTGGATGCGACCATAAGGAATCCCTTTAGTCCCAATAACTATTTCTGAAGGAGAAGCACGAATAATAGCAATGGACTTTTTCAGTTTACCACTTTGGGTTAACAAAGCTTTGCCTTCATTGCCACCGCTGAACTTTCGTTTCTTCCATTTGTTGACACGCCCACCATCCAAGAAGCCTTGTCGTCTAAAGTTATCTTTAGAAAAATTGACAGCTACTTGACCAATTGTTCTAGGTAGCCGACGCTTGAGGTGGTTGTATTTGCGCTGAATTTCCTTTATTTTATTCTTAGCCATTACCCTCGATTTAAAGTAGTTTCTCCTCCTTGAAGAACTTTAACAAACATTTCCTTGAGCGTATCCTGAATCTCTTCTGAAGCTTCAGCAACAGTTGAATGAATTTCTAGTTTATCAATCATGCTTTGAATATTGACAGACAAATTTCTGACTTGAGAGCCTCCTGTTGTGATTGAATTAATGCCTGTATTTAATTGCTCTTTTGCATTATTAGATAGTTGAGGTTTGTTCTCTTTTATATTGAAAACATTACTTTCTTTATTTAACTTAGTTAATGTTTTCTCTTGAGAGTTGGCAATCTCTTGACCAATCTTTTTACTATTTAAGCCTTCATTCTTTCTTTGCTTATCAGTTGTTCCATTTAAGCCAGACCGTATATCAGCCAATCCTGCTTTAATCTGAGAAAAGTCAAAGTTTTTAATTCCTTTTAGTGTTTCAACAATACCACCTAAGGCATCTCCTATGCGTCGTAAAGGTGTGGTTAAATAATTAAGTACACCACCAACTGCTGTTTTAATTCCATTAAATCCGCTTTTAATCCGCTGAACAAAAGATGATCCCATCACTCTATCAAATAAATTATTAATTGCATTTATACCATTAGTAATAAAATCAAATGTTCCTCCAATAGTGAATTTAAGCACTTTCCATGTATTGGATAATCCTGTACTTAAGGCATACCATGAAGCTTTTAATGCCACAGATACACCATTAATAGACCACAAGCGGCTTACCAAACCAGTAAAGGCACTCCCCAAAGTCCAAACTTTAGAAAACACAGAACCTATAAAATTGAGTCCATTAAAAAATGCAATTTTCATTTTGATTCCAAAGATTTTAACTTTATCGCCAACCTTAGCAAAGGCTTTAGACGATTTTAGCTGTGCCGATGCTAATTGCTTTTCTAATTCTAATTGTTGATTTTTAGACTTATTAAATGAATCGTTCTTGCTTACCAACTTATCTAGATTCGTTTCAAATGAAGAGAAATTATTAAGCAGTTCTACAGCGTTTCCTGAATCCTCTCCAAATATTTGAGCTGCTAAACCTTTAGCAGCACCTTTCCCTAGTTTAATTTGCCCTACAGCAGTACTAATAGCTTTCAAAGCATGAATAGCCGTAGCTTCTCCATTCTTGATATTTTTTTTAAGGCTATTGGCAAAACCTTCTCCAAAGTTCTGATCCAACAATCGCCCAACATCTCCACCGAGGTTAGGCAAATTTTTATTAAAAGACTCCAGGAGTTTGGGAGCATCTTTAATACCTTTAGAGACACTTTGTTGAAGGATCGCCATTTGTTGGTCAGCTGTAGCTCCAAGACCTTTAAAGGCATCTGCCGAATCTTCTAATGTTTTTAGCATGTCGCCTCCAATGTTTGCTCCTGAAGCATATCCTTTTTTGAGCAAATCAAAAGCACTGGCATTGTCAATACCAAATTTAGTAGCTAATTTGGATGCTGCTTGCACGGTGCTTGTATAATCATCTCCATAGACTTTACTCAATGCTGTAGCTTGAGCAGTTAGGTTTTTAGTTTCTTTAGCAGAGCCACCAAGGAGTTGGTTGGTTATTTGTAGGTTGTTTTGTAATTTTGTGCCACTATCCACCAAAGCAATTCCAAGCTTAACAGCTCCAACTGTAGCCAAACCGATTCCCGCAATAATAGGATTCAATCCCGCAGCAGCAAACCTAGAGGAAGAGCTGAAGGCAGCCATCCCATTTCTAGCTCCTGCTAGTCTCCCAAGGTTATTTAAGGCAGAGAGCTTTTTGTTGGTACGTCCTATTCCTTTGTTTGCTTTGCCTTCAAAATCATCAGCCGCTTTAGAAGCTATGCCAAAACGCCTAGAAACTTTATCCAATTGAGAAGAAACTAGGTCTTTAAGTTTTATTTTAAATGTTGCTAAATCAGTCATGATTATGCTTTTTTAATGAGTAAACCAGTTCGAGCTTTGTTGATATTAGAAGCGAAGCTCCAGCTTTTTATAGTCGTGTCCTTTTCTGTGATCACAAGCTCAACGACCAAAGGTTTGGGGTTGTAATATTGTAATAAAGTAAGCGTATAGCCTTTTTTAAGGCGTTTAAAATAGACCTCGTCAGGATTCTCCAGGACTTTTGGGATAAGGTCTAAAATATCCCAAGATTTATTCTCTAGGAGCGTTTTAGCATCCAAGTGAGCAGGGCGTTTGTTGTAGTCTAGTAAACGGATTCTATCCTTGCTGTTTAGATCATTTTTATCGGTCTTATCAACAAACCATAAGATTGCTTGATCTTCGTTACGTTTGACTTTTTGAGCCGTAGCAGCTTTGGTCTTGATTTTACTATAAGCAGCCAAACCAAAGTTTTTAAAGCTCAAGCTTTCTTCGGAAAAGTTAGGAAGGTACATTTGATCCTCTCCAAAGACAAAACCACTGGCTGCTCTATTAACCGCAAAGCCTGCCTTTTTCATTTGCTCAAATTCATCACCTAAAAGCTCCTTAGCTTGTTCTTCATCGATTAGCTGCTTACCTGCTTTGGAATCTCTAGGAATTTGCTCACAACGACAACCAAAACCATTAGGAGGCGTAAAAACACCGCTTTCTCCTGCTTTGAATACCATCCCATCGAGGGCAGCATGAGCAGGGCGTACTCGATCGTCTCCAACGGTCTGATATTCCCAATAAGGGAAGTCCTCGATCACTTCTAAGTTTCGTAAATAATTAGACGTGTTTTGAGCCGTGGAGTAAGCAAGGTTAAACTCTGTTTTTAAATGATGCTTGTTGTATTGCTCAAATAAAGGAGCCACTTGCTGCTCAAACTCATTGAAGCTCTTAGCATCAGATAATAGTTTGTTTGCTTGCCTGATTAAATCAATATCTTTTGTAGCAGAGAATCTGTACAAGTTGAGTTCAAGTAGTGTTTTAGTTAGGTGATCAGGACTATTGTAATCAATGCCTTTGGATTCATTCCAACCACCATTTAACTCCTCAATTAAGCTAGTGGCTAATAAATTAAAATAGGTTGGGTCAAAGCTTGCTTTTCCTTTGGCTTTATAGATACGCTCTAACAAACTGTTCTCTTCCTTCTTAGTTAATCGGAAGGTTTCTATTGAAAGCTCGTCCTTCAAAAGGCAACTACAGGCTAGGTTGTACCTACTTTTTTTTTTAGCTCGTTGCTTGGTTTCTTCTTCCTGCTCCTGGTTATCCTCCTCCTTTTTCTTTTCTTGGATAGATTCCTTTTCTTTGGGCGTTAATTTAACCCCAAAATGTTTCTCCAGGGTTTCCAATGGGATGTCTCCAAAGTTAGCCAAGCCTTGGAATATTTTAATCAAGTCTAGTTTGGAGATCTTCTCTGTTTTTTCATACTCAAACTCTCCATTGGCTACATCAAAGCCATGTTTTTCTAAAATTGGTTTGAGTTGAAAGTTTAAGACCATTTCAATAAACAACTTGTATCCTGCGATCAATTCATTCTCGCCTACTTCGTGTACTTCAGCTTGAGATCGAGAGGAGCCGTCTTTGGTAGTCATTGTTTGCAATAAGAAAATCAGTAACAATTCCTCGTCATTGGCTGCCTTGTAATCCTTAAAGACCGTAGAGCCAGCACCATCAGCTCCTTTGTGAATCTTTGTGCTTGTTCCATTGGGCATAATAATCTTAGCTCCTGATCCTCGTTCTTTTGCTTGTCGTTCAACTTCTTCCTTAGCTCCAGTAACTTGAGGGTCGTATTGATATTCCTCAATAGGTAAACCAAACCGCTCAATAAACTCTCCCCAGCTACTAATCCCAAATCTTTTGAAAATAGCATAAGGAGTGGCATTATTCAATAAGCCTAAGTCTTTCTTTTTACCCACACTCAATACATAATTTACATAAGGAGGGTCATTGTAAGCGAAGCCCTCTTGATCTCCAACTTGTTTGACAACGATCCCTTTCTCTGGGATAACATTTTTTCTAGCAATTAACTCTGCTTTTTTTATTACCCCTTTTTCAAAGTCTAGCTCAATTAATGAATAACCATACCATTTGGATTCAATGATCCAACGAATGATGTCTAAAAAAACAGGTGTTTTAATTACTTTAGAAATAGGATGTTCTTTATCTGTTTGACCGCCCACCTTAAAAATAATCTTAGAGTTTGTGCACTTCAGTACGATACGCTCAGTCACAGAAGTAATTAAACCATCTAAGGTTGTTTCTTCGTAAATATCATAAAGCACACTTCGATCAGGGTTCTCTTCATCCTCTGCATTTCTAAGCGCATATCTCCAGTTCCGAATATCAGGATTAATTCGGAGTGTAGGCTCTATAATTATCTGCTCGCTTATTTTGCGGTTATTAGTTAAGTTTAGTTGATAAGGTTTATCTTTCATGCTTATTTTACTTTGAGTTGCTTAGAATTGAATTTGAACACCATTTGAACAGGGTCTAAGTTTTAAGTTCAGTTGCGAACTAGTAAAAATTAGTTCTTTTGGGGTTAGATAGGATTGTAATGGTTTGGCTAGGGCTATTGGTATCCTCTGTATTAACTTGCTTTAAAGGAAGCATTGGATTCATTTTTTGAGTGCGAATATCTTTGAGCTTTTTAATGGCTTGTTCGTATCGCTCGGTGGTGTGTTTGGGGATCATATTGTCAGCAATTTTGCTAAAAAGATGATACGCCAATAAGTCCACTATAATCATCACGATAATAGGATTGCGACCATCTTTTTCTTCAAAGAAGTTCGTGTCGGTTAAAGTTACTGGAGCAACTGCATCCGCAATACAGGTATAAGCAATAGCCTGATCATTAACGACAATTTCCCCTTCTTTGAAGTCTTGAGTGTTGTTATAATCAAAAGCTTTGTACCCAAAGATTAAAGGCGTGTCGTATTGAAAATTCAAATAAGAAGCTGCTTCTTCTATAGCAAAATCCTCTGCTCTTTTTCTACTATATAGTGTGGCATGGATGACTTGCATCATTTGCTGCTCGTCTAGAACAGTTGTTAGGTCTGAATCGGTTATAAACATTAGTATCTGTATTTAGAATGTGATTTTTTGTGAGGGATGATTATTGTATTATCTTTTGTCTCCGTTCGTTTATTGAGTAGGAAGATAGCTCCTTCTACGGCATCAGGGCCATCATCAGCAGTTCTTGTACCTTTTTCCATGTTCGTGAATTGCTCAATCAATGTATCAATATGCTTGTTTCCTAGTTCTTTCTTGTCTATAAAGAAGTAACCATTTTCAAAATATGGAGAGAGTGCTTCTATACGACCAAATTTCTCAGGCTTCTTTCTTTTGTCAGGTCTAAGAGGGACTCCTAACTTCCTTTTTTTTGCAGCTTTCTTAAAATTGTCAATTAAAGTTCCTTGCAAGAAATTTGCTTCCATATAGTATAGAACATTGGCTTGACCATTAACATAAGCCATCATTTGATAATGCCAATCAATCATTGTAGCGATAGATGTTTGCTCGACAAAGGCTTTTAATAAGTGGTATTCCTCTCTTTTCTTTCCTATTAACACCGTTGCTTTATAATCACCTGTACTGGTAAAGGAAGGATCTGTATAGCAGATAATAGAATCGTAGTTTTTTAGATTTAAGCACTTTTTGTATTGGAAATATTCTTTTTTAAAGATAGTCCCCTCTTCAATAGGATTATTAAAATATTCAGCTTGAGCAAAACGATAAGTCATTGCATCTATCATATAATCACAGTCCTCCTTGGTATAAATATCCCAAGCAGGATTTCCATTCTCATCTAGCAAATTAATTTGTTCTACTTCAGCAATTTTATTCTCAGAAACCAGTTTAAGTATAGAGGTTTTTGATATTAGGTTTCCAACGATTACAAACCGCCCTGTACCAATACTGAAAGTACCAAATAAGGCTCTAATCATCCACTCATAAGCTTTTTTAACTAGTTTAGGGTTCTTGACTAATTCATCATCGTCCAAATCATCGCAAAGGATAAAATCAGGGCGTTGTCCTTTTACGTTCAGTCCACGTGGTTTTTCCCTTCGACCAAAACTTTTAAAAATGACGCCCTTTCTAGTCATGAAATCACCAAACTCCCAGTTACCTATCTTTTTGAAAACACCAAAATCATGTAATAAGCGAGGGTTTGCCTCTAATTGCGCCTTTATATTATCTAACAAATTTGCAGCCCCTTCTCCATTTGCTGAAGCTAAGACCATAAATTTTAATTTGCCATTTAACATCAAAAAGATGGGAATGATCATAGCAGCATACGTAGTTTTTGCTAATGCTCTAGACCACATTTTTACTAAGAGGCATCTTTTCCTTGTTGAAAGCTCATTAGCTAAATTAACATGGAAAGGAGCAGCATCTCCTTTGCATAATTTAGGGAAGTAATACCTTGCAAATTTATTGAGATCACCTAGAAGCATCTTTATGCGTTCTTTCTGATCTGATAGACTTTCATTAGGATTAACACTACACTCCTCAGCAGCTGCATCAAGCTTCTCTTGATAGGCTTTTAGTTGATCCTCGTATTTTTTTTTGATTTTGACCATATCTAATTCTTACTTAATTCGGATGCTTTAATAGTTAAGAATTCCATTTGATAGTCGCCTATTCGTTGGGCAAGTTCAGGGTCTTGTTTTCGCATGAAATTGACAAATTCCTCGAACGCTTGAATGTATGTAGCAAGGTCTGCTCCTCGATCTAATGATCGAATGCCAGCCATTAACTTTGCTATTTGATCTGACTCAGTAGAAGTCAATATCCTTTCTTCTTCTTCAGACTTTTCGTAAATCATTCCTATTTGTACATAAGTCCGTTGTACAATTTGCTCAGAAGTGACTAAACGAGCATTTCTAAGAACTTTCCAATTTTCTTTAGTTACCCATTTAGAAATCTGTTGCCGACTAATCTTTAGTCTTAAAGCGATGTCCGCTTGACTCAAGCCCAACTCTATGAAGAGTGTTTTTGCTATTTTTTTATTTTCTTTTCCTTTCATACCAACAAAAATGCACCTTTTTAACTAGTAATTAGCTGCTTATAATTTTAAGCTACACATATACGGAGAAAAACGACATGTATACGGAGCTTAACGCAAAAGGGCAAAAATGCTACTTGGAACTGACTTATATTTGTATAACAAGCCTGAACTATCAGGCTTGACATTGAAAAAAATAAGGATTAAACAATGACTGATACGAATAATAAAAAGCCAAAAACATTTGTCCTATCGGATGATTCAATAAACAAATCGGGGTCTAGGATTTTGACCGTTGGAATAGACATAAAAGAGTTTAAGAAAAATCCTGTCATGTTTTACAATCATCACCGCTCAAGCAACTGGGATCATCCTAATCTGCTCCCGATAGGTCGGTGGGTGAATATCCGTAAAGAAGACGGTCGCCTGTTAGCAGATGCAGAATTTGACATGGATGACGAATTTGCTGCTAAGATTGCAAGAAAGGTTGAAAAAGGAATTTTGAATGCAGCCAGTGTTGGGATTAGAGTGATAGAAGTCAGTACAGAGCCTAAACACTTAGTAAAAGGGCAAACAAGAGCAACAGTAACCAAAAGCCGAATGATGGAGTGCTCTATTGTTGATATTCCAGGCAATGGAAATGCACTAAGGTTAAGTTATGATGATGATGGTGATATATTGGAGTTAAGTGCGACCAAAAACAGAGAAAAAGTTAATACGATTTTACCACTTATAAATTCTACAAATAATACGCAGATGAAAACGATTTATAATTTTTTTAAACTAGGTGCAGATGCTTCTGAGGCTGATATATTAGCTGCGGTTACAACACTTAGAAACAAGAACAGTCAATACAAGCAACAAATAGCATCCTTGGAATCAGAGGTTGACAGCTTGAAAGGAGCAGAACAGAAAAACAAATGCTTGAGCTTGGTTGATAAGGCTATTGCCGATAAAAAATTGACTGAGTCTGATCGAGAGACGTGGATGCAGCTAGCAGAGGCAAACTACGAACACGCTGAGAAAGCTATTGGTAATATGAAAGGCTTTACTTCTTTGAGTGCTCAGATCGAAAGTACTACAACAGTGGACACGACTCTCAGCGATGCTGAAAAGTATGAAAAGAAATGGGAGGCAGGAGAACTAAAAGATTGGGAAAAAAAGAATCCTGAAGAATTTCAAAGATGCTATAATGCTTACTTAGAAGTATAAAATCAGCCAAACTAAAGCCCCAAAAGACCTAAAACCAAACCTATTATTAATATATCAATTAAACATTATGAAAACAATACTCTCATTAATTTTAGTTTTTAGTTCCCTATTTATCCTCGATAAGGTTTTTCCCTATCAAAGTCCTTGTGATTGCGAACAAGTACAACCCGAACAAGTAAAACAAGACACTTATGCAACGGTTGATCTTGTCGATTATACCTCATTAGAAGAGCATCAGGTAGCAAGATTTGAAAATGGAGAGCCATATGATTTTAGCCATGATTTAAATGTGACTCCCATTGATGATCCTGCTATTCCTGATGACATTCCCATTAGAGGGAACAAATATTTTGAAATAGAGCCATGCTTGGATTGCAATTATCAGTTTGTCCCTACAGATAATTTTGAAGAGGTAAGGCAATCTGTAGAAGAAAGGGTGGAGAACTTAAACACCTATCGACACGAGCCATCGAAATACGTCCCCAAGAGATGGAATCGCCACGCTAAGAAAGTTCTGACAAGAACAACACCTTAGCAAAAGCAAAGTAACAATTTAGAAACATCTTATACTTTACCTAATATGAAATTTTTATTCCTAACAAATACAGCTGTTGATTGGGGACAACTAACCGAATACGGTCTAACAGCTATGGTAGTTACAGCAGTATTTGTGATCATTGTAAAACCAATCATAAACCAAATTCTGAAGAATAATTCAGAGTCTACTGAAGCTTATAAGAAGTTGGCAGACACGATAGCCACAGGCGATAGCTTGAATAGAGAAAGCACCAAAGATGTAGAGGCAAGAGTCCTAAAATCTTTAAATGAGTTAACCGAGCCTTTGACTGTCATTAAGGAGAAGATAAAAGCTATCAAAGAACAATTGAATAGAATCGAAAAGCAAACCAACAGCAGCAATTAAATCAGATACTTCTATTTGTTTTTGCCAAAAAACGAAGGATTAATTCAACAACAAATAACACAAAATAAATATGCCAGCAACATTAAAAATCTCCCAGTGGAGTAAATTATTAGTCGGAAAGGATAATGAGTTCCTCCATGATAGTTCATGGTTTATTGCAGCAGCAGTAAATATGGATAAATTTGTAGAGGGGGAATTCATCAACTTTACCCATAAAGGAACGATTCCAACGGTAAGTAAGAATCCTACTTATCCTTTAACTCAAGTCAACCGTGCAGACATTCCTGATCGTATTCCATTAGCAGACTATGCGTCACAAGAGTTTATCATTCCTAAAATTGATTTGATTGGGCTACCGTATGACAAAAGAAAAAGTGTCTTGAAAGATTATCGAGATGTCATTACAGATACCATTACTTCTGAGGGACTTTGGAATGTGTCTCCTTACCAAAATACGTCAAAAACGCCAATGATAACTGCGACGGGCCCTGTTGTAAATGGTTATAAAACAATCATAGGGGATGATATCAAACGCCTAAGAATTGCACTTAATCAAGCTTTCCCTGGATTAAAGAAAGCTCCTTGGATATTGACATTAGATTCCAATTCTTACTGGGGTTTATCTCTCAATGATGACATTTTGAGAGGTCAAATGATGTACAAGAAAAATGCAGGAGATGTGAATCTTGATGGGATTAAATACTTAGGCTTTGAGTTGATGGAGGATGATAGAACCCCCTACTACGATGCCACTACTCGTCAACGTATGGCTTACGGCTCAACACCTGTCATTGGGACGGATTTTCGTTCTGCAACTGCTTTTATCAAAAACAAGACCTTTATCAAAGGTTTTGGTAAGCTTGAATTTTTTGACAATCCACGGGATAGCTCTATTCAAGCAGATAAAGGATCATTCTTGCAACACGCATACATAGGGCCTCTAACTGAAAACCTGCAAGATAATTTAACCTTCATGGGAGCTATTTATATGACTCCATAGAGTGTAAACCCACATCTTATTTAAAGAGCGCATTATATTTGAAGCAATGCGCTGCCTTATCCAATTTATTCCATTTCATAAAAATACCGCTATGAGCGATTTTGATAAAGTACTAGAACAGACAAAAACAAAAAACGGGCTTGAATTAACTGCTTATATTCAAAAAAACAAGGAAGCATTAGAACAATCTCAAGTAGCCCTAAAATCAACTCAAGACGAATTAGCTGCTTGTAAGGCAGAGTTAGAAACTGCTAAAAAAGAACGCTCAAAAATCAAAGGGCAAACGACTAAAGCCGAAAACAAAGCAACCTCTCTACAAAAGGAGAAAACCTTGCTAGAGAAAGAACTAGTCGAAGAAAAAAGAGCAAAAGAAGATTTGATGATGGAATTGAATAATCAAGCGAAAGAAATCGCTCAACTCAAAGACAAAATTCATCAAGATAAAAAGAACCTACCTTCTTTAAGTCAACTAAAAGACAAAGCAAAAATTGTCATGAAACAAGAAGGAGTACATAAGGTTTTTATTTCTCTTACTGCTCAAGTATTCTTAGATGAAAATAAAATCAAGAATGCTTTTGGAACAAAGTATAAAGTGGCGATTCTAGTTGATGAGGATAGCGTTCAGCTCTCTAATCCTTAAAAATAAGTAATTGCTTATTTTTTCATTTAATCCACAAACAAAAAGTAAATACACAAAGCTATGGCTTATCCAAGTATAGATATAAAAAAATCAAATGGCAATTTGAATCGCCCAGACTTAAACGAGGACAATATTGCCATGATGGTTCTTCCTGAAGGAACATATGCTATTGCAGCACTAGAGCCTGAAATTGTTTATAGTTTAAAACAGGCAGAAGCTTTCGGGTTCTCTCCAGCGAATGATGAGGTGTATGATATGTTACACCATGAACATATTAAAGAGTTTTTTAGAGAAAACCCTAATGGTGAGCTTCATTTAATCACTACAACAGGTCAAACTGTAGCAGCTATGTTAGGAAATAGCTCTACGGTGGGAAGTCTAGAGCCATACCTCATAGCAATGAATGGCAAGATAAAACAAATTGCTATACTTGCTGAGGAATCCGTTGCAGATTGGTTTGTGGACAACCTAATTACAGCAGATTTAGTAACTAAAGCTCAAGGTCTAGTTAATCGCTTAGCACAAAAAAACATCTTCTTAGATACCATTTTTTTAGAAGGAATGGGATTTAGTATGGCTCCAGGAGATGCTCCTGATATGAGAGCTAAAAATGCGCCCAATGTTGCCGTGGTTCTTGGAAAGGATTTAGGAGTAGCTAGTATAAAAGTAGACTTTCATAACTATGCAGCAATTGGAACCGTTTTAGGTTCTGCAACCAAAAAAGCTATTCACGAATCTTTTGCTTGGTACAAGAAAGAAAACACGATTACGAGCAATGTAGATGATCGCTTTTTGGAAGTAAGAATTAGCTCCAATTTAACAGTAGCTGACCCTTATGTTAACAATGATACCAACCTAAAAGTCCTACATGATAAAGGCTATGTTTTTCCTCGTCAAGTTCCTTTCTTGACAGGTTTCTATTGGAATCAATCCAATAACTGTGTGTTGGTTAGTGATGATTATAATTCTACAGAGTTGGTGCAAGTCATCAACAAAGCGATAAGAATTGTTGGAGCGACTATCGCTCCTCATATAAATGAGACCTATGATGTAACCAAGGAAGGAAGGCTAACAGAAATAGCTCGAAGAACCCTCACGGCTGAAATTAGAGGAGCTTTAGAAACGAATATGGGCGACAATATCAGCTCGATAGGAACGCTCCTTGTTGATCCGACGAATGACCAAAATAATCAACCCTATCCTTCGTTAGTGACTGATCCCACACTGAGAGTGTTTTTAGGGTTAGTTCCAAAAGGGAAAACCGAACAAATCATTTTCCAAGCAGGCTTTCAAAACTAGAGCATTTCTAATGTTCAAATAGTATTCAAATCACATTCAAATATTAAATAAAGATGTTAAAAAACGGTATTGAATATAGCTACTCAAGTCTTCAATTTTCTTTCTTAGGCAATACGGATGTAAAAGGGGTAAAGAGTATCAGTTACAAGGTAAAGCGAGAGAGCGAAAATTTAAAGGGAGCAGGAGATGAGCCTGTAGCAATTGGTTTTGGGCCTAAAGAATACGAAGGCGAAATAGAGTTGATGCGTAAAGACATCAATGCAATTCGTAAAGCAGCTGGCGAGAAATCATTGGTTGATATACCTCCCTTTGATATTATAATTGCTTATGCTAATGGTGTCGATCCTATAAAAACAGATACGTTGCGTTTCGTGCGTTTCATGGAAGATGGTTTGGAAGGCACTACTGGAGACAAAGAACTTCCCTTGACTATTCCTCTTGGTTTATCAGGGATTGAATATAGTTAATCTTAAAATAATCAAAATATGTTTATTAAAGTATCAAACGAGCAAATTGAAGCTTGGAAAAAAAAACATGTAGAAGGAGTCCTTGCTTGGGAAACCCAAGAAGGAAAAGTTTACTTCAAGAATCCTAATAAATCAGAAAAATACTTTCATACGATTAAAAGAGCATTGGTTTTTCAACAAAATAAAGACTTAGTATCTGCTGGAGAGGTCATTTTCAATGCGTGTTATTTAGGAGGTTTGGGAGACCTTAATAATATTGAAAAGAACCATCCTAGTTATGTTGGTGCTTGTTTAGCTTGCACTGATCTAATTGAAATTACTGAAGGAAATTTTACAGCAGCGTAGAGGGTTATTTAGATCAGTGCCCAATTATTACGAATGATAAGGCAGATTTATTCAGGAGAATGGATGCCCACATTTGGTATTTTCTTCGCATTGATCCTGAAACTTTAAGTCCTGAAAAATATTTTGAAATCTTTAGAGCCTTAGAATACATACGAAGGGAAGAACGCAAAACTAGTCTTAATTATGGAGTTTAACATTGATTTACAGGAGGCGTATGCCAAAGCATTTGGAGTTAGATTGCCTATTTATATTCCTGTAACTGTCCCAGTGACAGGACAGCCCAATGACTACACGCAGCCCCAAGCAACTCAAACAGAGGCTCTAAAATTTCAAAACATCTCTACGCTTAAAATAGATACTTCACCTGTCAAAAGTTCTTTAGGGACAATTGTCTTATCACCAATTACTTTCAGGGGAGGCTCTTATAAAGAACGGCTTAGAAGTGGTCAAATAATAACGAGTCAATATGATGATTTTATGTTACCTCCTACTGCGACACTTCAAGTGAAATTTGACAAAAATATTGTCAAAACACCTTTAAGAGGTGGGCGTGGTGAGTTCAAGGAAATGATTGGAACGAGTGATCCTAGAATAATTATCCGAGGTATTTTAATTGGAGAAGAATTAAAGCGTCCAGAGCAGGATATCAGAAAGTTAAAAGCATTGGAAGAAGTGCCTAGTGAGTTGGCTGTGGTCTGTGATTATTTGGGATGGTTGGGGATTGATTATTTAGTGATCCAAAGTTTAAATCTTCCTGATCTAAAAGGTAAGCCTAATATGCAGCCGTTTGAATTAAGTTGCCTTGGTGACAAACCTATTGAATTGATTTTAAATGGAAACTAAAAACGAGTATAAAAAAAGAATTGAGGCAGGTCAAGATATATTTGACCTATGTATTCAAGAATATGGAGGATTGAATGCTTTGTTCTTGTTGTTGGCAGACAATCCTCAGTTAGACTTAGTTCGTAAATTGGTTCCTGGAGAAGAAATCAAATTAAGAGTTGAAACACCCAAAGAAGTGCCTTTGAATAAGAATCAAATGGACTACTTCAGAAAGGAGGATATCAAGGTAAATATGCAAGAAAATGAGTTACTTCAGGATGATGTTGTTCTTGTGATCACAACAGGAGACAGTATTCAAGCAGCTCCAACAGGTTTCACAATTGCAGGGAGTAATACAACTTCTAACCCTCCTCCTAATCCTGTAACGCTCGATGGAGTGTTGACAAGTAGTGGTAAAACTTTGTTATCAAGTACGGGTGCTATTATAAGACCTCAAACAGCTCCTACCATTGGCACAAGTAACGGATTTACATTATTAACTGACCAAAGAATGCCTATAAAAATAAACCTCCCCATATTAACCTATTTAATCACAGCTTCGGGCAATTATATATCAACAGCTCAGGGCGATTTATTAATACTTTAAATATGCCATCTACACCAATAAATCAACTGCCAGTAATAGGCACAGTCACACTTGACGATGTTGTCATTGTAGAGCAGACAATAGGCTCAACAACGACCACCCACCAAGCAACCGTTCGCCAATTAGTGGGTGGTTTTTCCCCTGTTCCTACAATTACTAATTTGACATGGGATGCTCCCAGTGACGGTTTAACTATCCAAGGAGATAATTTGCTCCCCACAACATTAGTTCTAGTAAATGATATTCCTTACCGAGTAGAAAGTTTTGAGTATGGAGCTGCTCCTAATCCAAACAATAATGCCACTATATACTTGGAGATTGCCAGTAGCCTTCCTTCTGGAATACATACAGTCAAAGTGAAGAACTTTGTACACGAAGCTACAGATACCTTTACAATTTAGTATCCAATGAAGCAGCTTACCATTCAAATAACAATTGGTCAATATACTTTCTATTCTGTAGACCGTATTAATATAGAAAGTTCGTGGAATTTCTTGGCTGATACAGCAACCATCTTTTTATCAAGAAGATTGCTGGCACAAGGAAGCCTAAGTAATACGGAAGCTCCTGACTTGAGTACAGTAATAAAGGTTGGAGATAAGGTACAAATAGACTTAGGGTATGACTTTGTATTTGAAACGGAGTTTATTGGTTATGTAAAGTCAATTAGTCCCAATATTCCTGTAAAAATTGAATGTGAAGATGCCATGTGGTTACTAAAACAAAACCATTTTTCTAATGCTTGGAGAGCCGTTTCTTTAGAAGACTTACTGGGGTATATCGTTCCTTCAGATGTAGTATTTGAAACAACAGGAAACGCCAACCTTGGCAAGTTTAGAATAGACCAAGTGAGTGCTTTCGATATTTTAAAAAAAGTGCGAGAAGTTTATGGTCTAGTAAGTTATTTCAGAAGCGGTCGATTGATAGTTGGTTTTCCTTATCAAGAAGAAGCTAAAGAAATTAATCTGCACCTTCAGGAAAATATAGACGACTCTAAGACAAAACTATCTTTTAGAAGGTCGGATCAGGTTAAGCTCAAATTCAAAGCTATTTCAATACAAAATGATGGGACAAAGATAGAGGTTGAGTTGGGAGATCCAAAAGGAGAATTAAGGACAATCCATGTTCCTATTGGATTGAAAGAAAATGCAATTAGAACTGTAGCTGAAGAAAGGATGCAGCTTTATAGTTTCGATGGTTACGAAGGGACAATAACTACTTTTGGACAGCCCCATGTTAGACATAGTGATAAGGTGAGAATTACAGACGATTTATACCCAGACAGAGAAGGCGTTTATCGAATTGATACAGTCAAGGTTCAGGTAGGAGCACAAGGCTATAGAAGAACTTTGACGCTCGGAAACAAAGTATAATTTTTTTTAACCATACAATTAAACACAATGAAAAAATTAGGAATTGAGAACATCATGTTTATTATCTCTTTTGGGTTGTCATTTGGCAATGAACTTGATCAAGCTTTAGAAGATAAAAGCTTGAGCTTTGGAGAAGCATTAGGTTTTCTTGACAACTTGAATGATATTGATGATGTCATTGAAGCTGTAAAAAGAGCTCCTGCTGAGTTCTTAGATTTGGATGCTCAAGAAAAAGAGCAAATTCAAGCAATGGTAAAAAAAGATTTTGACATAGCAAATGATATGGTAGAGGAAGCTATTGAAGAAAGCTTCGGTTTTGCTTTATCTACCTTTAGATATGTTATGAGAATGCGCAAAATCTTTGCTTCTAAAAACGCAGCTTAAAATGGTTGCAGCTGAATTAAGAAGAATGCTTGAGCAGTTCATTGATAAGAGAACTGTTCGAGCATTTCTTATAGAAGGTAAAGTAATAGAGATTGATAAGGAGAATAAAGTTTGTGATGTATTGCCATTAGATAGTCAAGCTCCTTTTCAGGATGTGCGTCTTTTACCTTTATCAGGATCAGGTGGTTTTGGTTTTACATTGTATCCCAAAAAGGATACTAATGTGACAATCTTGAAAAAGACCGATACAGAAGCTTTCTTAATCTCTTGTCAAGAGATTGAAAGTATGGAGTTGTTTGTTGGAGATCAATTTAAATTGGAGGTCAAAAACAATGGAGATTGTATTTTTAATGATGGCAGCAATGGTGGTTTAATCATTGTTGACAAGCTCCAACAGCAAGTGGCAAAGAACAGCCAGTTATTACAAAAAATAATGACGGTTTTTAGTACTCCAGTTAATGAAGCAGGAAATGGTGCGCCTTCGGTTTTTCAGCAAGCATTAAATGCGGCTACTCAAGGAAGCCAAACAGCAGACCTATCAAATATTACAAACGATAAAATCAAGCACTAATGTCATTTAGAGAATTTATTGCAGGAGACATACAGGTAGATGATAATTTTGACCTTCTGATTAAAGAGGGCGATTTTGTAGTCGCTCCGTCAGACGAGCATAATCAAACTCTAATTATCATTAGCTCAAAGGGAGCTTTTCGCTTTGCGCCAATGGTAGGAGTTAATATTTACTCTTATCTAAATTCTACAGGTCAAGTCGATGCAATTAAACGAGACATTCAGGAGCAGCTAACCTTGGACGGTTATCGAGTAGATTCTATTGAATTTGCTTCAGACAATAAAATTAAAATAAACGCCAAAAGAATCCGATAGATCATGGAAGAGGAAATCCTAAATATATATAAATCCGCTGAGTGGAAATATGAAGATTATAAGAAACTTGCTGTTGATTCTAAAGAAGATATCAAAGCAATTCGAGCAGAGGTTTATAACGAATTAGACTCTGACCCCGATTTAGGATTGGTAAATGATCCGAGTAAGGCAGCTCTTTGGAATTTGTTTGCAGATATTTTTGCCTTTGTTGCATACATCTTGCACAAACTTTGGACAATTTATGAACAACGATTAAAAACAGCAGCTAAGGCTGTAATCCCACATACTCCTTACTGGTATGCCCTTCAAGCAAAGAAATTCCAATTGGGGGATAATTTGGACGCCACAAATGGCACAGTCGAATACCCCGTGATAGATGAGGCAAAACAGATCATCACAGCTTCAGCTGTTAAAGAAAGTGGTGGTACTTTGATATTAAAAGTGGCTAAAGCAGGAACAGGAGGATTAGTGCCATTGACTAGTGCTGAATTATTAGCCTTTAAAGGCTATGTTCGTAGCTTTAAGGATGCAGGTGTTAATACCTTAATTGTAAGCCAAAACCCCGACTTACTTAAACTTGAATTGAGTATTTATTACAATCCAATAATCCCCCTAGCAACCTTAAAAACAAACGTAGAAGCTGCGATTGTTAATTATGTCAATAATTTGCCTTTTGACGGCATATTTAGACGTACAAAATTGGTGGATGCTATTCAAGCATTAGAGGGCATAGAAGACGTAAAAATAAACATCTGTGAAGCTAGTGTGAATTATACTAGCACTCCTAGTTTTACGACTATAGATGTTTTTTATGAATCGGTTGCAGGGTACATGAATATTGACCCTAACTACCCATTATCAACTGGACTAAATTTTATAGCAAATGTTTGATTTTTCTTTTAGAAATACGATTAAAAGGTTGTTGTATCCTTTTTATAGAAAAACAAAGCACATTGCTGTTTTGATGACATTCTTAGTTTCCATAAGGAGGCTCAAAGATAATTTTATAGCTTTTAGAAACAAGACAGAATATGATATAAAATTTAATGCTCAAACCTTGTCTTTAGAAGCAAGATTGAATCAAGAATATAACCTCTTAATGGGGACTATATATATTGAAACAGTATCGTCAACAGACAATGCTGTTTATACTTTTTGGTTATCAGAAAATCAGGCTCCTGTATATGTTGGTTGGCTATCAGAAATGACAATTAATCCAGTGTATACTTTTTGGTTATCTGAGCCTCCGCCAGCAGGAATAGGAATTGAATTTATTGTTTGGGTTCCTTCTACACTCAACTTTGACCTTGAGCAGATGAAGGCTATAATTAATTTATATAAACTGGCTGGAAAGCGTTACGCAATAAAGCCGTATTAAACCAAACAACAGTATGAAGAATCAAATCTTAAATATGGATTGTCTAGAAGGAATGGCACAAATTCCTGAAGGTTCTATCGATATGATTTCTGCTGACTTACCTTATGGTATGCTAAAAACAAGGCATACAACATGGGACATAAAAATCCCATTTCTCCCACTATGGGAACAGTACAAAAGAGTACTAAAGTTAAATGGTGTAATTGTTCTAACTGGAGTACACCCTTTTACAAATGAAATTATTAATTCAATTCCCAAAGGTTATAAATACCGAGAATTGATTTGGTACAAGAGTAGTGGAAGTGGTTTTTTGAATGCAAAGAAAATGCATGTAAAACAACATGAAAATGTCCTTGTCATTTACAAAAAGACACCTTACTATGATCCTCAAAAATATCCGATCGAGGAGCGTTTTGTTTCAAAAGGAAAATCCAAGAAAAAGAACAATGCAAAAAATTGCAAAGCATTTGCTATTCGTGGTAAAGCTTCTGAAAACTATGTTTATAAAGATGATGGTACTCGTTATCCTGATACCGTACTTGAATTTGGAGAGTCGGTGCTGCCAATCAAAAGTGTACATAGAAAAGGAATGCATCCAACAGAGAAACCTGTTGATTTAGTTGCTTATCTAATTCGTAGTTTTACCCAAAAAGGAGAAACCGTCCTAGACAATTGTATGGGAAGTGGAACGACAGCTGTGGCTGCCATATTGGAAGAGCGCAATTTCATTGGATTTGAAATGGATGTAGATTACTACAATATGGCAATGCAAAGAATTGTTGAAGCTAGGAATCAAATGGAGCAATGGCAAACTGATGAAGTGAAGCCAGCAGGAAAAGGAAGTACTTAGTATTGTTTGGAGAGTGCATTCATGTACTCTCCAAATTCTATTCAAATGTTGTTCAAAAGTGAACTCTGTCAGCTTTGAATATATCTATTCTAAGCGTTTTTATATAAATTTGTTTACTAGAAGGACTTGATTTTTTAAGAAGCTTAATAACGTGTAGAAAAGCTTAAATATGAGGTAATTGTTAAAAAAGGCAACTTTTACTCTCAAAAAAAACGTTAACATTTGACTTGTAAGTTTTAAACTGAATGCCAAGAAAATGACACCCTGTGAGCTTTGAATATATCTACTCTAAGGGACTGTATTAAAATTTGCTTACTTAACGAAACTGATTTTTTTATTTATTCTTAGAATCTTATTAACTGCCAAATACGAGGGATTTCTAAAAAATGGCAACAAAAACAATCAAAAAAAACTTTAACATTTGAAGCTAAAAAACCGCCTAAAAAGTATACATTTGGTTATCAAAAAAAATATACAAATAGTTTTGCGGTTTTTATACTGAAGGTCTTTTTCTGAGTAACTGCAATTCCATGTTGAGCCATTGTATAAAACGTATTATGATGAACAATTGAAGTATTTGATGTTTTGATAATGATTTACATTACCAGTTTAGTTTGAGCGTACAGCTTGTAAAAACTAAAAGGTCAATTTGTTGAGAAAAAAAGAAGAAAGATCATTTAAGGTTCTTTTCGATCAACAAATTGACCCACAACAAAAATTGGTTAAAGAGGTTCTATTTTATGATTCTATTTCACTTTTCCATAAATAAGCCAACGGGTAACATTATTATCTGCATCCAGCAAGAAGATAAGCCCTGTTTTTTCATAAAAAACAAAGTTGTTTTGGCTTCCTCCAAGCATTCTAGTTGGCTTGCCGTACAGTTTTTTTATAGCATCCAAAGAAGAGCCAATTTTAATACCACGAGCCGTTTCACCTTCGTAATCAGGTTTTGTCATTAAAAAGCCCTCCAGTTCTTCTTTGGTACTCCAAGGACCGCTGTAAGTCGCTACTAGAGTTGCGTCAAAATCTTCTTCTTCAACGGTAACAACAACCGTTTCTGGACGTTTTTCGTTTTGTTTTTTGATATCAATACTTTTGAAAGCATCTTTATCGTCAAACAAAACCTCTATTGCTTCTACGCCTACTTCTGCAATTGTTTCTTCTTCTCCCTCAATTTCTTCAGATATTTTTTTCTTAAACAACTTGGCAAACACATTGTTGGTAACAGCATCTAAGTTTGTCGTAGCAAGTAGAGCATTGCCAGATTCAGCCGCTTTAAACTCTTTTTTTGCATCTGCTTTCTGATTGGATAAGGCAAATGCAATGCCACGGGCAATATGCCCATTGCCAACCAATAGTTTATTATCGTTGGTAGCGGCAAATTGAATGGCTTTATTAGCTAATCCAAGTGCCATTTCATATTCACCTAGTAGACAGTGTGCTAAGGCTGCATTAACATAAGCTGGTGCATACTGGTCGTCAATACGAAGGGCATCGTTAAACAAATCTAGGGCATCTTTTGCCAATCGCAATCGCTTATCTTCTTTGGATTCTCCTGCCCCTTTTGTTCCTGCATGACTCAATCTTGTGTCCAAGTCAAGCCCAAAGGGATAGACGAATTTCAATTCTTCAGGGCTATACATGCTCATTGCTTCTTGTGCCAATGCGACTCCCGCATTGTTGTACATCTCTCGGCTAGGGAACGTAACAATAACATGGTCATAGCACATAGAAGCCTTTTCATAACGGCGTACCAAGTTGAGCAAATTAGCGGTATTAAAAACTGGAATTAGCTCTTCTAGCATTTCTTTAGAGTTGTTGTAAATAGCAATTCTATCTTGACGAGAAGGATAACCAAATGTCTCGTCAGGAATCTCTAAAGCATCGTACAGTTTATCAAAAAAGACTCCACCAACACCCAAAGTATTGTATCCGCTCATATAACCAAATATGCCACCAAAATAGTCAGCTTCCGCTTCCATTCTAGCACGATCATCCGAGTCGTACATAGATTCTTTGACATTCTTTTTAATATCATTGTCAGGGTTGGCTTTTCCAAAAGCATGAGCCCAGCCGTGATCTTTGTAAAAGTGGGCAATTTCGTGTGCCATTACTGTAGCAACAATATCCAATGAGTCGGCACCCAAGTCTGCCGCCAAATCATAAATCCCTTCTCCAAAATTAATGGTATTATTACTAGGACTATAATAAGCATTATAATAAGGCTTTCCTTGATAATTATAAATAAAGTTAAATGTAGGAGCTTTGCGAGTATCTTTGACAGTTTTGCAAATTTTGTTGAAAATTTGCGCTGCTTCTCTTGCTTTTAACTTTTGATAATCAGATAGATCGGTTTCTAGTGGTTTGTAATTGTGCGGACTGATATTGCCTGCACTCAAGAAAATAGAAGGTAGTGCAAAGCATAAACCAATTTTTAACCATTTAGAAAAAGTGGTTTTTTCTTTGGTTGGAACTGTTTGGTAAAGGTGTTGCAT